TTACATTTTGTCGAAATGATCGAAGTTCTTTTTGTGGATTTAAACACTTATAACAATATCTCATATACATACAATTAACTATGCTGTTTATGGTTACCGTTAGTGCTTGTCCACTTGGATTTTTACCAAATAATTCAATAAGTGCTCCATTATAACTGACCACCGGAAATGTAACATCATAGGCTATACACCTAATAACGCGACAATACTTTTCATCTACTCCACGAGCACGATGATAATCTTCAATCAACTTGAAAGCACTTAAAAGGAAGTTAGATCTCATAGTAACATCAAAATTAGTGAAATCACCAAAGATCATTCTATCTTCCCCATATTTGGTTAAAAAATGATAGAGCTCATCCCATTCACTTGATTGAGCCTCAAGACCAGGAGCAGATTCAAAAATGTATCTGTTCTTTTGGGATAGTCTTACGAAACTCAATAAAACTGAACGCATAACAAGAGTGAAATCTATAGGCGCAGCCATAAATACTCTTGTCTTCTTAGCTTTAATTTTACGGAATGGTAAAGCTTCATCCTTTAGAGAGGCTTTGAATATAGGATGCGTGCGCTCTCCTCGAAGATAAGACTCCATTTTTGCTTCGACACGCTCCATCACTTCTTCTGTGAACATAACTGGATCTTGATACTCATCTATGGGAGGTAAACTTTCAAGGTATTTCCTTTTAGTCGTTTACCAAGGAAACCCCATGCTCGAGGATCTGTTAATAGAATCAACAAACCTCAAACCAGGAATACCGTTTACCACAGTGAACATATCATAGATCTCTAGTTCTTCCGAATCAGGAAGAAGTGTTAACCACTCATCCAACATTTGTGAAGTAATTTCATCTAATATTTCTGAATCAACAGAGCAATCAGCTTGTACTTGCTTCTCCAAATTAATCATCCAGGGTTCTTTTCCAAAAAACACGGGAGGTCCGTATTCTAAAGGAAAACCTAGTTTTTCCATATCTTCACATAATAATGTTGGTCTAACATTGGAACGAGGATAAACACGATTTTGGATCGTTCCATAATCAATAAAGGTTCCACCTTGTAATGATTCAGTTATGGAAGGTTGATCTTCGATCGTGATTTGTTTATCACGTGTTCCAATTAAGGGTTCACCAGGTTTAACAGAATCTAAGTCGAAATACTCAAGATCTTCAATACTAATATCAATAGCTACTGCTTGATTAGCAGTGAAGGCTTGGTGCAGACCTAAGATCATGAATCCTATGTCTGTACTAACACACAATGTTGCACCACAATCTCCTTTATGGGTGATTACATCATCAGAAAACCATGCATCATAAGTGATATTAAGATCATTATTTAAACAATTTTCCTTAATACCTGTATAAGGGACATGCATAATTTCAGTCTCATTCTCTCTCGACATAGAGAAATAATAAGCAGGTCCACGATAAATATTATTCATTGATCGTGGATGAAAATATTTTGTAATGTCACTTTTTGGAGGTAAAGAATTAATTGTAATCACAGCTAAATCTTTACTTTCACACCGCTGGATGTCTTTCTTATGTAAAACAAACCAGTGTGACTCACTTATATCACGCCTTTTGAAACCTAAAATGATTTCACAATGCATTTTCTCTTCAAGAGGAAGACTATGATTAGTGGTAATATATTTATTACCAACTAAACATAATAGTCTACATGTGCGAAATTTATTACCTTGAGCAATTCTTAAAAAAGCAACATTGCCTTTTAAGCGTCGTAAGGAATCATCTCGCGACTCACCTTTTGTAGAGGTAATTTGACGAGTAACATCAAATTGTGGTTTACCATAATCAACCTTTACCCAAGAAGATTCTTTCTCATGTTTGGTTTCAGGAGTAACACCCCATGATGATAACATATTACCTTGGAGGTCTGAAGTTTTCTTGTATGTATTCCATGCCATTCGCAGAACTTTAAGAAATGCTAAAAAACAACATATCATAGCGCCCTTACAAAAAACACTCTTATAATTATGTATTTGTTGTGACCATCTTTGAGAAGCTCGTTCTCTAAATGCTCGGTTACAAATACATAATCTAACATACGAACGACAGAGTAATCCTCCAATCATAGCATCCAATATCATGATATACCAGAGCCAACTTTCATAAATAGTAGTATATGTATCATATATACCACTTTGTTGTTGACACGCACAATATTTCATGGGTAAACTACAGAAGTCACACAATTCATGAGATTTAAGCAACTCAGGAACTTTAACAACACGTTTTGTTTCTCATCATGGCTCAGCATTGAATCACGTAAAAAGACTAAAAACTCTTGCATACTTATTCTCTCAAGTTTTTTACCCTCATTGTCTCTTATTATATCAAACTTAAAATTTTGAGGTCTACATTCATCAATGTTACCTTGCGAATTGTTTAATATAGGAGTCTTAAGAGTAATATACCAGAGATCTTCATAAGCTTCTCCCTTAATAGCGGTAGTGTCAATGGTCATATTATCTTCTGTTGTGTTCTTTGGTTCCAAAAACACATGTATTGGAAGACGTCTTGCTGCGGCTAAAGGGTATCTAAAATACGTATTAAAACCCAAATCAGGAGTGTTGGTCGTAATAGTGACTAAATCACACTTAAATGGAGTTTTTCCTTTATCATCTAACGATGCCATGTCTGGCATAAAAGGTATATTGTTAACAATACGAATAATATTCATAATAGATTCGTCAACAATATCCACTTTATCACTAAACATACCAGCATCATCTAAAAGGCAAGACCATTTCTCTGTGGAAAATCCATCCCAAAAATTTGCGGTAGCATTTAGAACGAATCTTTCAGTTCCAGTCAAGGGTTTTTCCATTAACTTAGCATAATAATAATGAATTATAGATGCCATTTGAGATTTAGCAACACTTGTATGACCTTCAACAACAATAGCATAAGGGACACGTCTTAGAGCTTGAGCCGATTC